ATAGGATTACCAATACTTGTCTTAATCATACCTTTGATGTTACCACCAAATTGATTTAATACTAGTTGAATATCTTTTACAATTCTAGGACCAAAACCTAATGTGCCTATTGTACCAATGCCTTTTGCAAAGGTAGCCATTGCTCTCATAGATTTTAATTGTTGTGGTAGTTTGAGTATGTCTGTATTTGCACCCATACTTTTTGCAAAGAAAGCTAAGCCAGCAATAGCAGCTAAACCTTTTGCACCAAAACCACCTGTCATTTCTTCCATAGACGGTAGACCACCACCACCACCAGTTGAAGGCGCAGCTAAGGCCTCTTTAGCAGCTTCTCTTTGTTGGTCTCGTTCTCTTTGAAATCTTGTTTTATCAAAGGCAAACATATCACGCAAAACATCTGTAAGTCTTTGTGTGTTGCCTTCGTTCTCTCTGGAGATACTTCGTAGGTCTTCTAATAAAGGTATTGTACCATTATCATTTGAAGCGATAGCAGCGCCACCACCTGTTAAGGCAGAACCAACTGCCCCTTGTCCAGCCGTTATTGCACCTACTATTGAATCTCTCAAAGCCATTTCTATTTACTCTTCTTACTTGTTCCTGTGTATAGACCAAACCAGGCAGCGCCAGCACCTACAACGATACTAACTAACCCACTTTGTTCCATAGTTGGTGATTGCAATGCCATATACCAAATGACAACTTTGTATAACAAAAAGATATAAGTTGTAATGAATACTCTAGGGAATATTCTCCAACTATCAACTGCTCTAGCAAGGTCAATTAAACCTTGATACCTATTTTTACTAGAATCTACAGTTGATGTATCAATCTCTAGTTCTAAGTTTACTTTTTTAGTTTGTTCAGCCATTTTGTTTTCTCTCTCTAGCCTTTTCTTTTTCTTCTTTTATATGGTTGACTAGTAAATCCACATAAATTTCCCTCTCCCATGGTGTCATATTCTCTAACTCTGTCAAAGAATATTTATGATGTTGCATTAAAGCAAAGTTGACCTGGAAATAGTTTTCTAGGTTGTCATGTGAGAGGGCGATACGAAAAAACTTTGTAGCCCGCTCAGCACTACTTTACTTTTCACTTTTGTTTTAGGGTTTTCAATCTCTAATTCATGTTGCAATCTAGGCATAGTATTAAAGAATTTTTGAATTTTAGCAAAATGGTCACTTGTTAGTGATTCAATAAAATTCTTCATTTCTTCTTTACTATAATCATTTGCTTTATGAACCGTCTCACCCTCATAAATTTCATAAACTGTATTTGCAATGATATCAAACAATTGCTCAGTTTTTAATTTACTTGCGTCAATTGTTGGGTCAAATGTATCAATTGTAGGATACTTCATAACCATTTTAATTTTATCGTTAATCTGTATCGTATTATTGTGTTCATCATCAACTTGTACCTCAACTGTAGATAAATCTAACTCTACATTTGCGTAAGTCTCTTTATCATCTGGACACAATAGTTTTAATTTTGCAACTTCACCAACTGATTTAGCTCTAATATTTAAAAAAATATATTCTAAATCAAAAGTAGGTAATGCTTCAACATTCAAACTACCAAATGTACATGCATGTACAATCTCTTTTAATGCTTTTGTAATTTCAGCAGCATTCTCAGATTCCATAGCCATCAATAAAATCTTTTCTTCTTTTACAAGAAAAGGTCTATATTTGACCTGTACATCACTTGAAGGTAATGTCAATTCATAAGTCGCTGTATCTAATATAGGCAATGCCATAATATTATCTCCTTGTTAATATATTATCCAAAAGGTGGAAATAATCTACCACCTGTAACTCTACCAATTGGTAGATTTCTTTTAGTTGTTTGTAATACATCTCTGCCTGCTCTTCTAATTTCAGGAGGCAGTTTATTTAATATACCACCAAACAATCCAAAATCTTTACTTGCTTTAATTGTAGGTACATCACCAACTGATTTACCTACTGTTGCGCCGTTAATCTGGTCTATTGTCAAGTTAGCCCATGTTCTAAAGTTTAATGTTATAGGCACAATTACTTGTTCATTTTCAGAACCATATGTATAATCATAAGAACCAATTGTCTGTGGATATACTTCAAATAATCTTACTGCATATGTAACTCTAGCGTCATCATCTTGTTTACTATCAAATTGACCTAACTGCATAATATCCATACTACCAACATAACTATCATAGTAACTCATGTTATGAGTTTGAATATCAAAAATCTTTTTTTGCCAGTTTTCAAAAAACATTCTCTGTCTTAAAAACTTATCGCCATAAAATGACAATTCTAATTCACCACTATAAGAATATGCATAAGGCATTCTTCTTGCTGGTCCATAAGTTCTATTTGTGGCTGTGTTGACATCTCTATTTGGCATGGTAACTTTGTTACACATCATATCAACATTTTCTATTGTTGTTATACTTTCTAAATCATTATTACCTGGCGTCATATCAAAATCACCAGCATATGGATTATCAAATACTCTTGCTGGTGGATTAATTCTTACAATGTATCTATTTGTTCTAGCAAATCCTTCACCTGTATTTACTTGTGCTAAAAATCTTTGAATAGTACCAGCACCACCAGGTTGTCGTTTTAACCTAGGGTCGCCTGCAACATCAACAAGTGACCTATCTCTCGGTAGACCAACTCTAATGTCGAAATTTCCTATTCTTCTTCCACCTCGTAAGATTGCCATTATACTTTATGCCTTTTTCTGTTTTTTAAATGTGCAGCTTCAACATCATCTTTACTTTGACCATAATATTCTACTGCATGTCCTTTTTGACACATCAAACTGTTAACTGATTTGCCATCAATAAAAACATCACCTAGTATTCTACCAAACTTACCTGTTTCATCACCTTTGTAAGTTTTAATATTAACTTTCTTAGCATTCTTTAATTGTTCTTGTAGAAATTTTTTAGATAGTAAACCATATTTCTTTTCTACTTTATCTCTAGTTCTTGATTCTGGTGTATCAATACCAAATAGTCTAACTCTTTGTTGATATAGAATATCAAATCCCATATCAAGGGTTACATCTATAGTATCACCGTCTACCACTTTTGTTACCTTTTTAACTCGATAACTGAAATCTGTAGGGTCGCCTAATTTTGCCATTTAAAAATTCTTTCTTGCAGCTGCAAAGACACCACCTAATGTTTTACCTTGGAATTGTGCTACAGGTAAATAAGCTGCTAATGCCATTTCATTTACATCTACTCTTAAAAAGTTTGACCTTACATGAGAGTACAAGTATCTCTTAATTGCTACTTTGGTATATTTATTACCTTTTATTGAGTTGTATGAAGCTTGAATTTTAGTTGATTGGTCAAATTTACCATTACTAGCATATCTTTGTAATTGTTGTAAAAATGCAAATCTAGCACCATAAGGCAAATAATGAAAATTTAAACCAATAAAACCACCTTTCATAGGTTCAATAGGTAATACTAAAGGGAATGTGTCATAATAAGGCAACCTATTTTTAAATTTAGGGTCATAAAAGAACATGCTCATACGACCAGCACTAGGTCTACCTAATAATTTACCTGAGGCAAACAATTCACTAGGGCTAGTTCTATCTGCAATAAGTGATACAGCATTTCTGTACCAATTAGCACCCTTTTGTTTGTTACCTTGTAAATCTTTTAGTGGTTCAAATATATCAATTGCCATACCACTATTTATAAGAAAACCCTTAGCGATTTCTCGCTAAGGGTCAATGCTTTCGGTAAAGAGAGAGAAAGGATTAATCTTCGTCTGCTAATTTACTAAAATAGTCGAGGGTATCATCCTCGTCACTAGCAGGCTTAGATTCGCTTACCTTTGGCATTTCCACGGAAGTTGTAGTCTGTGGTGGGAGGTCTACAGAGTCTACTGTTACCGTGCTTTGCGTACCCGTAATTACCCTATTCAGTTTCTCTTTGAGTTCGTCATAGGTCTTAAAATTACTAGGGTCAACAAATGCTTTTAGAGGGTATTGTTTTTCCCATATCGCTTTGATTTCGTCATCTGACTCTTTCACTTGCGACACACCCTCAAATTCAGATTTGTCATAGTTCCAATAACCATCAACTTTTCTGATTTTTAGTTTAAAGTTTGCACCTTTCCAAAAATCAAATGGGTTGATTGCTTGTTCATCTTCAAAAGCTGGTTGCATTGCTTCAGTAATCTTATCAAAGATTTTTTTACCAAACTTAAACAAGAAAACTTTACCCTCATTTTCAGGATGTTTTGGGTCACTAACAACATAGATGTTAGAATAGTAAGATAATTTTCTCTTACGCTTTCTAGCAATCTCTTTGTCACTATCAACACCAGTATTCCAAAGTCTTGTATTCTCTTCGGACACCGGGTCTTTTTGATTAAGAGTTGTTAATGAGTTTTCAATATACCAACCACCTTTGTCTTGAAAGGCATGTGACCATACTCTTTGCCATGGCATTTCTTCACCATTAGAAGCAGGTAGAAAACGAATAACAGCATAGCCGTTACCTGTTTTGTCAAGTTCAGGTTTCCACAACCTGTCATCTTGGTATTTGTTTTTGTTTGATTGGTCTTCTGGAGCAAGTTTTGTTTCCAGAGCTTTTGTGATTGCGTCAAAGTTGCTTGACGATTGTTTCAATGATTCAAAATCCATATTTATTCTCCTTGTATATGTTTTGTGTTCGTTGTATTTGTGTTGGCTATATTATCGCCATCAGTATTATTTATAACAGTTATAGTCTCTGCCGTTAAATAATTCATTACATTTTCAGGTGTTGATTCTATATAAGGGTCATCATCATCTGAAAAATTGTTAAAACCTGGTTCTTCAAAAATCTTTTCTACTACACCATCATTTACAATAGCTGCATATCGCCAAGACCTCATACCAAAGCCTTGTTTTGGTTTTGCAACCAACATACCCATATTACTTGTAAATGTACCACAACCATCTGGTATCATTTTAACATTTTTAATTTCTAAATCTCTTGCCCAAGCATTCATTACAAAGGCGTCATTAACTGACACACAATATACATCATCTATACCTTTTGATTTAAAATCTTGGTACATTCTATCATAACTTGGTAACTCTTCACCTGAACATGTCGGTGTAAATGCACCAGGCAAACTAAACAATACAATTTTTCTATTGTTAAATAATTCGTCTGTTGTTTTATCTATCCATGAACCACCGATAAAAGTACAGCCGCCTTTTTCATCTGTATCACCAGTTCTAAATTTAAATGTGTGCTTTTTAATATACATAATTATTCCTATTAGTTAACATATGCGAAATAGGTGGGACTATGGATTTACCCACAAGCAGACGACCGGATACCATGTCCTAAACGCCCACAACCAACTTCCACTCGGTAGAGTGATGTGACACAGCCTATTTCTAGTACCATGCCTGAGTACCACCTCTAAGTTGTCAAGTTCGACCCTCTGGTGAAGGCCTCTTCCTTGCACTATAAAAAGAGAGTAATTAATTCTCTTTTGCATATTGTTTATTAATATACACCAATTACGCTAGATTGTCAAGCGTGGAATAATCAGCGTATATTAAATTTTGTTTGCCGTCCCATTCAGAAATAGGACCATTGACCTTATCACGGCCGTCATTAAATCTGTTAATTTTATAAAACTTGATATTGGGGTACCAATCAAACAATGTCTTCCATTGTCTTATCCAGTTCACACCAGGCGTAGGTCCGTTTTCTTGTGCGACATAATGTTTGGTACTCTTATATAGATTATTGACATGATTATTCGTACTGTTAATATCATGTCCTATCATATAAACCTCTGTAGGTTGTTCTCTATGTATCGCAACATAACCACTACTTGCACCACAAGCCCAACCAAAATCTCTTTTTGCACCTTTACCGTTATTTTCTACACTTATGTCCGTTAAAGAGTGTGAGTAATCTGGATCCTGTATCCATGATACTTTAATGGTTGCATTGTTAATATTCTTTTTGTATTTTTCACCGTTTCTTTTTATCATGTCAACAATACCAGATAGTTTAGCACCATGCATAACATATTCTTGAGCATTGTTTCTTTCATTTGAAACTAATATTTCTTTTAGATGATTGTCAGCTTCTAACTTTTCCATACCACCATATATCATTGGTTCATATGTCATAGCAGGCACTTTAGTCCAATCTCTAAAGTAACATGGTATCTTTTGTGCTACACCAGCATGATATATCTCATGCATAATACCATGGTCAACAGCAGTTAATACATCTGGCATAAAGTCTCTGTATAATGCATTGCAACCATAAATGTTACCAAACTGTCTTAACTTTTGTAAGTCAAAACCTTTTCTACTTTCACCATTGCCTATACAAAAAACTCTTTTCAAAACCACCCCATTGCTACTGTCCAACCAAACACATTTACAATTGTAAAATAACCTACTAACATTGTAGGCCATGCCAACTTTCTACGATAGTGTGCATATACGGCTGTCAAACTTCCTAAAAAGTATCCTGGATAAATGTATCTCATATCTGGATTATCTGCTGTAAATGCCATTGTCATACTTGCACCTACAATAAAAATAAAACTTACTAACTCATAGTAAAATGCCACCTTATCTGATTCGTAAGATGATAACCAAAAATCTTTAATTGTCTTTATCATTGTCCTATCCAACTATTAATAATACCCATAGCATAGATAGCCATAGATATTGCGTTTAATACTATCAGCGCTCTATCGTGCCATAGTAATCCTACAATTAACCAACCTGTCATACCTAGAATTGCAGGATACAAGTTGTAAGGAAAAATATTTACTGAAGTCATTACCATAGCAATAATCAACAGCACACTACTTGCCCATTTAATATACCAAGATAAGTCACCTTTTGGTGTTATCTTTTTATATACTCTACTACTATTTAATTTAGCAATCTTTTCATCTAATTTTTCGTCTATTGGTTTAATCTCTTTCATTTACAAATACATCTTTTAGTGTTAGTTTTACTTGTGTTTCATTATATATCACAAATGGTTTTAATTTGGCAAGCGTATGTGCGATTTTAGGCCATACAACTTTTTCATCAATATCTTTATTCCATATCTTGCTAAACGATAATACTGAATCAAGAATGACGGTGGTTTGGATGTGAATTTTCTTTTGAATATGTAATCGTAAAATTCTAGGATGTTGGCCTGAATTAACGAGAAAGCCATCATTAAAAGAAATGCCACGGTTGCTAAGGTCATTATTGATAGATACGCAATCGTTCCTAAAATGATAGTCAAACGACTCTTTATACTTTCGCCACTTGGTATAATTCTCAGAACCTTCATTGCCTACAATATTACCAACCCACTTACTACCATCAAGAGCAAAATTAGAAACAAAATAATCCAATATGTCTCGCTCATTATATCTTTTAGAAAGTTTGTGAAAAAAGTACCTATCTGGCCGTTTCGTAAAGCTTTCCAACTTTGCTGTAACTCTTCCACCATACTTATTGTAATCATAATCGGTAGTAAAATGATTTTTAACAGCCAAGTAAGTTTTAAATACATCAAATCCACCATACATAATTATAATTTATATTCAAAATTTTGTGTCTCTTCATTAATGTGTACCTGTTTTGCACCATTTCTAATATGAAAGTGTGTTGCCATAGGTGTCAATGGTGATAAAGTAACAAGTCTTTCAAACTTTTCTTTTTTTGCATACTCACCTAGTTTTTTAATAATCTCTTTACCTGCACCTCTTTTTCTTGACCATACAGTATATGCAACACAAATTGAACCTCTTTGACCATCTTGGTTAGCTGCTTGACTCATATAATCCATTTCTCTTACTGTAAATGGTACTTCAGGACAAAATGCTGTACATACAATTGCTTCAATTTCATCATTATATTTTAGACCAAATATCTTTCTACCATTAGTGATTCTAAAACCGAGTGTCAACTCTGGTCTAACAGGATCCTCTGATACATCAATGTCATCTAACTCGACAAGTTCAGTACCTTTTACCCATTTAAAAAAATCATCAATTCTGTCTTTATACTTTTTCATCTAACAAATACTTTGCACTAATTGGAAAATGGTCTTTTAAATGTTTTGCCATTTGTAATGTTAACATTCTTGTTTCTTCTTGCGAATCAGGTTTATTTCTTAAATTACACACACGAGCAAATGCCATAACTGAGCCTGTCCAGTACCACTCTGTCATCATGTTTTGTGGTAAAACCATTCTAGCCATTTCAGGAGCAATGCCTTCTTCAATCATATCATTATAAACTGTTTTACATGCCTGTACCACATCTGTAATATCAAACTCTATTTCTTTCTCACTCGAACCTTGTTTTTTATTTTCTGGTGCACCACGCCAAATAAAAGGTACATAAAACTCTGGTGGTGTAT